TCTCTTTCAACGCCCCAACGGCGACGGCATGTTATCCATGATCGCGGAGGCGAAGAAGATGGGTAAAAAAATCATTCTTGACCATGACGATTTATTACATGAGGTCAACGCCGCAAATCCAGCGTCGGCACACTTTGGTAAAACGCAAGTGAAAGAATCGGTTGAAAAGGCTTTCAAGTATGCAGATTATATCATTGTTTCAACGCCTTACCTCAAAGAGTTTTACAAACAATTCTTTGACGAAAGTAAGATAATGATTATCCCCAACGCCATTGACTTTCATGTTACACCCCTTTGTCCCGTGTCACCTGATAAGCTGGAGGCAAAGATTAAACGCGTGTTGTGGCGTGGAAGCATGACACACATTGAGGACTTGAAAACCGTGGATACATTTTGGCATTATGTCAGCAGCCGCAAGGACACCGAGGTGGCATTTATCGGGATTCCTGAATGGTTGGGAAAAACATTGTATCCAAATGTCAAGGTCATACCGTGGAATAATTCATTATTTCAATATTTCGAGCTGATTAAAAACAGTGCGGCTCATTACGCCGTGTTTCCTTTGACAAATGACAATTTTAACCAAAGCAAGTCGAATAACTTTGCCATGGAAATGCTTGTCACAGGTTGCGTACCGTATGCACCGAAGGAAATCACGGAGTTCAATGTTCCAGGGGTTCGGTTGTATGAAGGAAACGACGATTTAAGCGGACAATTTAAAGAGGCTTTGGAAAAGGATGGGAATTATTTTAACCATTTACAGGCTGGAAGGAAGTGGCTTTTGACTGAGCGAAATTTATTAACCGTCAACAACAAACGTAAACAAGTGTTAAAAGGAATATAATGGTAACAGCAGGCAATAATGATTTATCGTTTGACCCAAACGAAAAAGAAAACACGGCAAAAGATTTGTATGAATCAAACACCGAGGTTAACGCTAACCAGGAACAATCCTCTGGCGCTTATTATGACGCCGAAGCCGAAAGGCAGTGGAAGATAAGGGCGGCTGAAATCAACGCACAAAGACGGTTGGAAAAGAAAATTGAAACAAAAATTTACAAGCGATTAATTAAAGAGTTGCTCAAGAAAATATGAAAACAGGCATTCAATATTTGAAATTTGCTTTAGATAAGGACAATAAATGTCCTATGTTATTTGATACTGCTGAAATGCTGCAAATGGAAGTCATGGACAATTTTTCCAAATGGCTTGTAAACAATGAATGGGAATTGAATTATTCAAATGGCAACTGGGAAAAATTAAATGATGATATACAAATATTATCATTTAGCGAAGTTTACCAAATCTTTTTAAAAAGCAGGGAGGCATGAAGCTAAAAGATATAAAACCAAACCCGAACAACCCACGCGTCCTCAGGGACGACAAGTTTCAAAAGCTAAAGCAAAGCATACAGGAGTTTCCAAAGATGCTTTCGCTTCGCCCAATGGTTATTGACGAAAACAACGTGGTACTCGGGGGAAACATGAGGCTTCGCGCTTTGCAAGAACTTGGTTTCACGGACGTCGAAGACGCATGGGTAAAGCGAAGCAGCGATTTAACCGAGGAAGAAAAGAAGCGGTTCATCATTGCGGATAACGTCGCCTTTGGCGAATGGGACTGGGACACACTTGCGAACGATTGGGAAGTGGTGGACTTGGAGGCGTGGGGGTTGGAGATACCGCAGTTTGATGAAGGCAACGATGAAGATTTAGAAGATTTATCTGACAAAATAAAATCAATGTTTAAAATTGAGGTTATTTGTAAAGATGAACAGGAGCAAGAAAAAACGTATAATAAACTTATTGAACAGAATTACGAATGCCGACTTTTGACATTATAAAAGAAATCAAGCCTAAAGAAACGTTTAGGATTGCAAGTATAATCGGAAGATTTGATTTACAAAGCAATCACATAACCGAAAGGTTTAAAGGTAGCATTGATATTGATAATGATTGGCAAGTTGGTTTAATTGTTGGCAAAAGTGGCACAGGAAAAACCACGATAGCAAAACAATTATTTCCAGAAAGTTACATTACAAATTTTGAATATAAATGTGAAAGCATTTTAGATGATATGCCTAAAGATTGTTCTATTGAAGAAATCACAAATACTTTTAATAGTGTTGGATTTAGCAGCCCACCAAGTTGGTTGAAACCATATCAAGTATTAAGTAATGGCGAAAAAATGCGGGTGGACTTAGCTAATGCAATATTGCAAAAAAATGAGTTATTTGTATTTGATGAATTTACAAGCGTGGTTGATAGACAGATTGCAAAGATTGGTTCTTTTGCCACTCAGAAGGCAATAAGGAAAACAGGTAAAAAGTTTATTGCGGTTTCATGTCATTTTGATATTGAAGAATGGTTAATGCCTGATTGGGTTTTTAATACAGATTCAATGACTTTTATAAAGCATTCTGGTAAAAAAAAAGACCTGACATTAAATTTGAAATCTATCAAGCAACAGATAAATCAATTTGGAAAATGTTTAGTAAGTACCACTATTTAAGTTCAAGTCACAACAACGCGGCAAATGTTTTTATCTGCATGATTAATGATGAAATAGCGGGGTTTATTAGCGTTTTACATTTTCCGCATCCTAAAGTAAAAAATTTAAGAAAAGTTCATAGACTTGTTGTTTTGCCTGATTATCAAGGATTGGGAATTGGAGGCAGAATGCTCAATGAAATAGCAAAAATATATTGCAATCAAAAATATAGATTTAGCATTGTAACATCTCAGCCTAATTTAATAAATAGTTTAAAAAAATCAAAAGAATGGATTTGTAAGAATTTTGGAAGAAACAAGCCACATCGAGGAGTTTTAAAAAATACGCAAAATAGTAAATCTGGTTCTGAAAATAGACTTACTATTGTATTTGAATATAATTCTCGTTTAAATCTCGAATCATGAGGGAAGGAAAACACGGAGGTAAATTAAAATCAGGAAACACGGTTGGAACAGGTCGCCCTAAGAAGCTCCCTGCCCTTGACTTGATAATGGCAAATGTCATGGGGCAGGAAAAAGACGGCATCACGGCGGCTGAGGCAATTATCATGAAGCTAAGGGAACAGGCGGCAAAGGGTGATATCAAGGCGGCTCAGTTGCTCCTTGACAGGGCATACGGGAAGGCAAAGCAAAACATTGACATCACGACACAGGGGGAAAAGGTGACCGTGCCAACGATTATATTTACAAAGGACAAAGCAAATGAATAAACATTTGAGCGAGGTTACGAATGAGGATTGCATGGAAGGCATGGCACGGTATCCAGACAAATACTTTGACTTGGCAATTGTTGACCCGCCTTATGGTAATAATTTAAATGGAGGTCGAAGTACTAAGCATAATTGGAATAAAAATATTGATTGGGATAAATGTACAAAAGGATGGAATCTAAATAAACCAAATATTAAATATTTTAGAGAACTTCAACGTGTCTCTAAAAATCAAATAATTTGGGGTGGTAATTATTTTGCTAATATGTTACCAAATTCTGAATGTTGGTTAATATGGGATAAAGGTCAACGAAATTTTTCGCTTGCAGATGGAGAAATGGCATGGACATCATTTCATAAAGCTATGCGAATAAAAACAATACATAGGGCTACATCTAATCAAGAAGAACGTATACACGCAACACAAAAACCCGTAGTTCTTTATAAATGGCTTTTGCAAAATTACGCAAAGCAAGGAGATAAAATAATTGATACTCATTTAGGCTCTGGAAGCAGTAGGATTGCAGCCTATGAAATGGGTTTTGATTTTACGGCTTTTGAATTGGATAAAGAATATTTTGATGCTCAGGAAAAAAGATATAAGGCTCACATTGCGCAGTTAAAAATGGAATTGGTATAATGCAGATAAAGGTTAATGAAAAGTACGAAGCATTATGGCAACCGCGAACCCGTTACTTCCTGATAACTGGTGGACGTGGTTCGGCAAAGTCATTTACCGTGGGGCTTTGGGCTTGCAATATGTTACTTGCCAACAAAGGGTGGAAGGTTCTTTTCACACGTTACACGTTATCAAGTGCTAACATTTCCGTTATCCCTGAGTTCAGGGAAAAGATTGATTTGCTTGGCGTGGGTGACGAGTTCAATATGACCAACGCGCAAATTGGGCACAAGGTCACAAAGAGTGAAATAATATTCTCAGGAATCAAAACAAGCTCAGGAAATCAAACGGCAAAGTTAAAGTCGATACCCGGGTTAAATGTTTTCATCGTTGACGAGGCTGAGGAATTTGTAAGCGAAAAGGACTTCGATACCATTGACGAATCCATTCGTATGCCTGACACGCCTAACCTTGTTATCTTGGTGATGAACCCGCAAGACGTGGAGCATTGGATTTGGAAGCGGTGGTTTGAAAAGTCGCATCGCATGGAGACGATTGACGGGCATTCGATACCGATAAGCACGCATGAGGACATAACGCATATCCATACGACGTACCTTGATAACTATCATAACATAAGCAAGGATTATATTGCAAAGATTGAGGCGATAAAAAGCAAGTCACCTGAGGCATACGCGCACAGGTTTTTAGGCAAGTGGCTGGATAAGAAACAGGGCGTAATATTTCCAAATTGGGTGGAGGGCGAATTTGATTCAAGCCTACCTTTCGCCTACGGGCTTGACTTCGGATTTTATCCAGACCCCTTGGCACTTGTCAAAGTTGCTGTTGATACCACGGCAAATAAGATTTATGTGAAGGAAATCATTTACGAACAAAGCCTTTCTTATGACATGGTTGTTACAAAGATTAGGAATGAGGTTGAAACGGATGCTATGATTGTTGCGGATACAAGCGAACCACGTTTGATTGACGCGCTT